TCTTAATGATGATGGTAAATCAGAACTTGTAAAGATTTGTGTAGCTGGTGATTCTAAAAAATTATTAAGTATAGAAGAAATGGATACAATGCCATTTATATCTATGACACCAGTTATCATGCCTCATAGATTTCATGGTAGATCTATTGCAGAATTAGTAGAAGATATACAATTAATTAAATCTACTGTTATGAGACAAATGTTAGATAATATGTATCTAACTAATAATAACAGAGTTGCAGTACAAGATGGTCAAGTAGCTATGGATGATTTATTAACTAATCGTCCTGGAGGAATAGTTAGAACTAAACAACCACCTGGTAATGTAATGATGCCTATACAAGCACAACCAATTACAGAACAAGCTAGTGGTATGTTAGCTTATTTAGATTCTGTAAAAGAAACTAGAACAGGTGTAAGTAGAACATCACAAGGTTTAAATGCAGATTCATTAAATCAAAAAACTGCAACTGGTATGAACCAAGTATTAACTCAATCTCAAATGAGAATGGAGTTGATTGCTAGAATATTTGCAGAAACAGGTGTTAGAGAACTAGCACTTAAAATGTTTGAGTTGGTATGTAAATATCAACAAAAAGAAAAAATTGTAAGAATCAGAGGTAAGTATATACCAATGAGACCTTACGAATGGAAAGATAGAATTAATGTTACAGTCCAAGTAGGATTGGGTTCTGGTTCAAAAGAACAACAATTAATCTTAACTAATGCTATTTTACAAAGACAAATGGAAGCTATACAACTTCAACAGAATGTATATGGACCAATGGTTAATTTAAGAAACGTATACAATTCTTTGAAAAAATTAGTTGAACATGCAGGTCTAAATAGTGTAGAACCTTTCTTTATGGATCCTGACGTTGGTGCATCTCAAATGCCACAATTACCACCTAAACCTCCAACAGAGTTTGAAAAAGTAACTCTTGCACAGGTACAAGGTGAAAATCAAAGAGCTCAGCTAAAAGCTGAAACTGATATAAAACAAATTGAGGCAAGAATGAGACAAGCTATGTTAGAATTTGAGTTGAAAATTAAAGAACTTGAATTAAAATATGGTAGCAAAATTGATGAAGCCAACTTAAAACGTAGATCAATGTTAGAACAAACTGATCTAAATAAAGCAGGTGACTTAATGAAAGAAATAGTAAAAGGACAAAAACAATTCTTTAATAATGGACAAGGAAAAACAGATCAGGGAGGGCAAGAGAGCAGAACAACTTCTGAACGATCCCCTTCTAAAGACAGCATTTGAAGATCTTCTTGAAATATACAAACAAGAAATCTTTAATACAAAATTCACTGAAGATGATAAACGTACATATCTTTGGGTAGCCTACAATCTTGTAGACAAAATCAGAGGTCATTTACAAAGTATCATGACAAGTGGAAAACTAACTCAGGATGAGTTAGATCAATTAAATAAAAGAAGTTAAGCTAACGCAACTTCAAATTCGTCAACCATGAAAGGAACGATATGTCAGAACAATCTAATATAGATGGTGCTGCTGAAAAAATTTCAGGAATATTGAATCCAAAAGATCAACAAGAAACTGAAACTAAAGCAGAACCTTCAGAGCCTGTAAGTACTGAGACACAGGAAACTCCAGAGAGCCAAGCTGAGTCTGAAGCAGCTCCAGTTGAGCAGGAAACTGAAAATACTGAGGTAACAGAAGAAACACAAACAGAATCACAAGAACCTAATCTCCACCGATTAAAAGTAAATGGTCAAGAGATTGAGGTAAGCCTTGATGAACTGAAAGCTGGATATTCTAGAGACTCAGATTATAGACAAAAAACTCATTCTTTGGGTATGGAAAAGAGAGATCTTGAATCCCAAAAAAATAGTTTACGTCAATCTTATGATGCAAAACTAACAGAGTTGAATGAACTTATAGCAACTGCTGACGCAACTGTCAGACAAAGACAAGGAAGTGCAGATCTTCAAAAATTATATGAAGAAGATCCTTCACAAGCTGCAAAGTTGGATTATCAATTAAGACAACAACAAATGCAACTTGATAGTGTTAAAGCTAAAGCTAGAGAAGCACAGGCTAAACAATATAGTGATTTCCTTGAAACACAGAAAGAGTTAGCAGCAACAAAAATACCAGAGTATAGCGATCCAAATAAAGCAGATCAATTCAAAATGAATATGCGTAATTCTCTTAGAGGATATGGATTTTCAGATGAGGAGATAGGATCACTTGCAGATCATAGATTTCTTATGATTGCAAAGGATGCAATGAGTTATAAATCTTTGAAAGATAAAAGACCTATCGTTCAAAAAAAAGTAGCTAATGCTCCAAAGGTTGTTAAACCTGGTGTTGCAAAGTCATCAACAAGTTCTGGTAGAGAGCAAATAAGAAATAAAATTGGCAAGTTACGTAAATCAGGAAACATCAATGATGCTTCTTCTGCGATACTTGACATTATTAATCTTAAATCTCAACAAAGGAAATAAACAATGGCACAACCAACTAACACGTTTGATACGTATGATTCAGTCGGTGAAAGAGAAGATCTTTCTGATGTAATCTACAGTATCTCACCAACAGATACGCCATTCATCAGCTCAGCAGCTAAGACAAAAGCTACTGCAGTTCTTCACGAATGGCAAACAGACTCTTTAGCAGCAGCAGTTACTAACAACGCTGTTATTGAAGGGGATGAAGCAACTTTAGATGCAGTTTCTGCAACTTCTAGACTTTCTAATAGTTCACAGATTATGGACAAAACTGTTGTAATCACAGGAACACAAGAGTCAGTAGACAAAGCAGGTAGAGCATCTGAGTTAGCATATCAAATTGCTAAGAAAGCAAAAGAGTTAAAAAGAGACATGGAAGCTACTGTAACTGGAAACATTGCAGAAGAAACTGGTGGATCTTCAACTGCTAGAAAAATGGGAACATTAGGATCTTGGATCGCAACTAATGACGTTTTCGGTGCAAGTGGTGCATCTGGTTCAGCTGGTAATACAGCAAGAACTGATGGAACTCAAAGAGCTTTCACAGAAGCACAATTAAAATCAGTAATCAAATCAGTTTGGAATGAAGGTGGTGAACCTAGCATGATCATGGTAGGACCATTTAACAAACAAAAATTATCAGGATTTACTGGTAATTCAACTAGATTTGATGCAGGTGCAGACGCTACATTATACACTTCTGTAGATGTATACGCATCTGATTTTGGTCAATTACAAGTAGTACCTAACAGATTCTCTAGAGATAGAGATGCATATGTGTTAGACATGAACTACTTTGCAATAGCGTTCCTAAGAGACTTCAGTATGCATGAACTTGCAAAAACTGGTGACTCTGAAAAGAGACAGCTTTTAGTTGAAGCGACTTTAGAGTCTAGAAACGAAAAAGCATCTGGATTAGTTGCAGACTTGACTACATCATAATAATTAAACTGTTTGGGGGAGTAACCTATAAATCTGCTCCCCCAGCAGATTCTATAAAAATGAAGATCTGAGAGAAGGTTAAGATCGGAACATTTAAGGAATATAATGAGAACATTAAACGACTATTTTTTACATGCTGAAATTGCTGACATCAGCACAGCATCATCAACTTTTGTACCAGTGCCTGATTCAGGTAAAATAATTAAAATTATTACATCATTACAGGGAGCAATCTCTGGTGGTAATGCAGCAATCACTTTTGAAATAGGTGGAACTGCTGTTACTGGTGGTGCAATAACTGTTGCACATTCAGGTTCAGCAGCTGGTGATATAGATACAGCAGAACCTACAGCAGCAAATGATATCCAAGAAGATCAAGCTATCGAAATGCTTACTGATGGTGGATCTACTGGAGCAAAAAAACTTAACGTAACTTTTGTAATTAGAAGATAAGGAGTAACATGTCACACATTGCGATGAGACCTGTTACTACACAAAAAGTTAATTCATCAGGATCTTCAGCTCAATCATCAGCATTTGGTTCTAACGTAGAATATGTTAGAGTAGTACCAGATGCAGATTGTCATATTGAGTTTGGAGTTAATCCTACAGCAACAACTTCTAAAATATTTTTAGAATCTAAATCATCAGAATACTTTAAAGTATCTGAAGGTGAAAAAGTTGCTGTAATAGGAACTGTAAATTTATACGTAACTGAATTGACAGAGTAATGGGAAAAGTTCGATCTGTAGAATACGATGGTGGTATAAAAACCAAGTATATTCAAGAGTCAGATGGTAAGCTAACTATTAATAATCAACAAAATGTAAATCCTTTGTTGAAAAGAAATAAAGAGCTTTATAATCATGATAATGGATACTTGTCTAGTGCTAAAGAAATGAAACGAGTAGCTAGTGTACCTCCATTAGTACTACAGATCTGGGCAAAAGAATATAATGGTAGCAATAATTGGTTTGCTTTACCTAAAGAAGTACAAAAAAAAATTATGAGAACTAAACTTAATAGTAATGAGTTTAGATATTTTAGAACAGCTAGTGGGAATTTATAATGGCATTATCAACATATTCAGAATTAAAAGCATCTATAGCAAACTTCTTAAATAGATCAGATCTCACTACTGAGATACAAGATGATTTTATTAAACTAACAGAAGCTGACTTTAATGCTAAGTTAAGAATCAGACAAATGGAACAACAAGATGATGTTACCATTAATGCTGAACAAGTAAATGTTCCTACAGGTTTTTTAGCTGTAAGATCATTTTATATATTATCATCATCAACTAAATATCCATTAGAATATATTACACCACATAATATGTTTGAAATAAAAGGTGGATCAAGAACTGGTAGACCCAGATGTTATACAATAGAGAGTGACAATGAAGTTGAAAAATTCAGATTTGGTCCTGCTCCTGATGTTTCTTATACTGGTAAGTTATCATACTACAAAGCTATATCAGAGCTTAGTGATTCTAATACATCAAATTATATCTTAACAAAACATCCAGCAATATATTTGTATGGATCTTTGTATCATGCTGCCAACTTTCTTGGTGGAATAGATCAAACACAATTATCACAATGGTTACAAATGTATTCTACAGCATTAGAAAGATGTGAAAATAATGACAGACATGATACATATGGAGGTGCACCTGTTACACAAAGAACAGATGTACAAACAGATTTATCATTTTATAGGAATAGATAATGCAAGTACCTTTTGGAGAATGGCTACCTGATCAACCTGAACATTTAAAACCAGGTGCTAATGTAGCTACTAATGTATATCATACACTAAATACATATAAAAGATTTCCATCTTTAGTTGACTATACTACAAATAATATAGGTGCAAATGCTAGAGGTGCAGGTTCATTTAGAGATAACTCTAATAATATTTTTAATTTTGTTGCAACAAATACTAATTTATATCAGTTAGCTACAGGAACATTTACATCTAGAAAATCAGGACTTACTGGTACAAATACAGATTTTATTACATTTACACAATTTGGTAATTATGTAATTGCTAGTAATGGAGTTGATGCACCACAATTTTTTTTAATGGGTACATCTACAAATTTTGCTGATTTAAGTTCTATAGTTACAGCAGGATCATTACCTACATTTAGAGTATCAGGAGTTATTCGAGACTTTTTTGTTACAGGTAATCAACCTACAAAAACAAATAGAATACAATGGTCAGGTATTAATGATCTTACTACATGGCAAGGTAAACAAGCAGACTTTCAAGATTTGCCTGGATCAGGTGGTAGAATAGTACATATTACATCTGGAGAGATAGGATATGTATTTAGACAAAATCAAATCATTCGTATGGACTTTGTTGGTGGATCTGTAGTATTTAGATTATCAGTTATATCACCAAACAGAGGAGCTGTTTATGGACAAACAGTTTGTCAAGATAATAGAAATGTATTCTTTTATTCTGATGATGGATTCTATCAATTATCAGGAGATACAATAACACCTATTGGTGCAGAAAAAGTAAATAGATTTTTTGATTTAGATTTAAATAAAGCATATACAGATAAAATTAAAGCAGCTGTTGATCCATTTAATCAGTTAGCATTATGGGCATATCCAAGTATTAATACATCACCTAATGCATCAGGATTATGTGATAGAATTATTATATATAATTATGCTACTAAAAAATGGTCATTAGCAGAAGCTAATACAAGTGTAATCTTTCCACAATTTGTTGGAGCTTTTACAGTAGAGTTAATGGATATTATATCTGAAAACTTAGAAAACATTAATGCAGCTCTTGACACAGACTTTTGGAATGGTGGTCAAATGTTTTTAGGAGCTATAGATGAAAATTATAAAGCAGCTATATTTTCTGGAAATTCTAATGAATGTGAAGTAGAAACAGCAGAACTAGAACCTTTTGCAGGACTTAGAGCTAATATAACTGGAGTTAGACCAATCGTAGATGCAATATCTACATTAACAGTAAAGACAAGAGAAAGAGTTGCTGATAATGAATCTGAATCTACATCAGTAACACAAAATAGTAGTGGTATGAATCCAGTTAGAAAATCAGGAAGATATATTAGAGCTAATGTTAAAATACCATCAAAGACAACATTTACTCATGCACAAGGAGTAGATTTTGTATTAAGTAAAGCAGGAATAAGATGAGTGATAATAATGATATAGATAATGTAAGATATTCGTTTGAATCACAAGAATTTTTTCAAAGACAATTAGAACAAAGTGTGAACGAATTAATTAATAAAAATAATACAGAGAATGACAAAGCTTTTGCTTGGTTCATGAGTTAGGAGAAAAATGGCAGGAATAAAAAATTATAGTACAACAGCTAGTAATAACAGCTCAGTAGGAGGTGTTAATATAGCTGAAGGTATGTTACCTTCTAACATAAACAATGCCTTCAGAGCTATTACAGCTGATATTAGAGAGTTTTATAATGACTCTCAATGGGTAATTTATGGTGATGGTGATGGAGCACACACTTTTGCATATGTTAGTGGAACATCATTTACTGTTGCTGGAGCTAATGTAACATCATTCTATCATGCTGGTAGAAGGGTAAAAGCTGTAGGATCATCTACAGGAACAATAGTTGGAACAATAGCTAGTTCATCTTTTTCTACAGATACAACAGTAAACGTAACTTGGGATTCAGGATCTTTACAAAATGAATCTTTAGTTATTTATGTAGGTATTTTATCAAAAACAAATAACTCTATACCTACTGGTATTATTACAGGAGCAAATTTATCTTCAGGATTATTAGTAGATAATTCTTCTCATTCAGCACATACACCTGATGATACTACAGTATTTACAACATCTGCGTCTGACTCTAGATATTTTAGACAAGACTCTACAGAAACAATAGCATCAGGAGATACTTGGAGTAACTCAGATACTAAAGTAGCAACAACTGCTGCTATATCTGCTAGAATTATAGATCTTGTTGATGACGTAGGTGGATTTGTACCTATAGCAAATGAAACAAGTTTTCCAAATACTAATCCAGATGTAAATGATGGAGCTGGTACTATAGTAAGTATCACAGCTTTATCTACTGGATTAACAGCTGATGGATCTGGAGTTATTACTATTTCAAATGGAACAGTAGGAAACTCAACAGTAACTATAAATGGATGTGGAGCTGCAGCTACATTTGCTTCAGGCTTTGGATTATTAGTAGAAACTACAACTACACTTAATACTTACACATTTGTAAGATTAGTTCCAAAAGCAACTGAAGTATCAACTGTTGCTGCTAATGCAACTAACATATCTGCTGCTGGAGCAAATACCACAAATATCAATACAGTTGCTGGACAAATAACTCCAACAAACAATATTGCTACACTTGCAGGAATATCAGGATTATCAGCTCTTGCATCAGCAGAATCTAGTGGTCATGTAACTAATGTATCTAATAACTTATCAGGTATAAACTCATTTGCTGAAAGATATAGAATAGCATCATCTGCTCCAGTTAGTAGTCTCGATGTTGGTGATTTATATTTTGATACTACTGCTAATGAATTAAAAGTTTATAAATCATCTGGGTGGGCGTCTGCAGGGAGCAGCGTTAATGGAACATCTGCAAGATTTCAATATACAGCTACTGCTGGTCAAACTACATTTACAGGAGCTGACTCAGCAGGAAATTCACTTAATTATGATTCACCATTTATTGATTGTTATCTTAATGGTGTTAAACTTGTAAATGGAACTGACGTTACAGTAACATCAGGTAACTCTGTTGTTTTAGCATCTGGTGCAGCTTCTGGTGATATTTTAGATTTAGTAGCTTTTGGAACATTTAATGTTGCAGCTATAAATGCAGCAAATATTACATCAGGATTATTAGGAACAGATCGTTTACCAACTGTACCAACTACAAAAGGTGGTACTGGACTTACATCAATAGGATCTGCTAATCAAGTTCTTAGAGTTAATAGCTCAGCTAATGGATTAGAGTTTGCTGATATACCTGGATTTGGTGGAATTCTTGGAATATCTGATGGTGGTACAGGATTAAGTACATTAGGTACAGCAGGACAAGCTTTAGTCGTAAATTCAGGAGGAACAGCATTAGAATATTCAAATGCTTCTTCAGCAGAAGTTTATGGTTTAGAAATGTATTACAATCCATCAACAATAAATATTGCTGTATCAGTTCAAAGTACTGGAAGTGGTAATAAATATTTTATTGATGGTGTTCAACAAAAAACATTAGAATTATATGAAGGTAATACTTATGTATTTACACATCCTTCAGCACATCCATTTAGATTTTCAACAGATAGTGGAAATACAAGTGCTTACACAACAGGAGTTACTGTAAATTCATCAACACAAGTTACGATTGTAGTAGCTAGTGGAGCTCCAACGCTTTACTATTACTGCAGTTCACATTCAGGTATGGGTGGTCAAGCTAATACACCTGTTCCTGCTGATAACTCAGTAAGAGTTACTACTACAAATCAAGGAGCTGATAATATAAGTGCAACTGAATATGACGCTTTCGATGACGTTTTATTTGCTGCTAGTGGCTTCACATTTAGCTTAAATAGTAATGGTAGACTTATTGCTACAGTTTAACAATAAGTATATAAATAATTAACGAAATAACATAAGGAGAAATAAAAAAATGGCGACAATCGACATAGGTAAAATTTCGTTTACACAAAAAGGCACTTGGTCAAGTGCTACTAGTTACACAGCAAAAGATGTCGTTCAACATTTAGACAATGGTGAATTTTCATCTTATGTTGCAGTAGCTGCATCAACAAATCAAGCACCATCAACTAATGGTACTATAAATACTTCGTACTGGAATTTGATGGCAAGAGGAAATGCAGTTTCAAGCACTAATCAAGGTACTTGGTCAAGTGCAACTGCTTACAATAAAAACGATATTGTTCAATACGACTCAGATGGAACACACACATTTGTTGCTGTGCAAGGTTCAACAAACCAAGCACCACAAACAACAGGTACAGTTAATACTACTTACTGGACAAAACTAGCGTCTGGTGTTGCAGGATCAGGAAACGTAGATGTTCTTGCTACAGTAGCTGCAAGTTCAAGTGCATCATTGCAAGTAGATGGATTTTTTAATGATGCAGTTTATGGTCATTATAAAATTGTTTTTCAAAACATAGTTTTTAGTACTACTACATATGTTAATATGAGAGCATTAGATAGTTCTGGTGAAATTGCATCAACAGTTTATGCAGGTGTTAAACATGTATTTACTGATTATTACGATGGTGCAGGATATTATTTTTCAAGGCAAGAAAATGCACCTATATTTGGATATACAAGTGGTTACGATAATCAATTGCAAATTGGTAGGTCGGAAAGAACAAGTCGAGGTAAGTACCAATACAGAACTTCACAAACTGGTCACAATATGAATGGCACAATAGAACTTCCAAGTGCAGGTCATACAAATAATATTAGTGGATCTTACAATATATCGTATAGAGGTGGAGATACAGCAAATGGTGGAAGTAGATATGCAGGAACACATGAAGATAGTCATTTTCAAATAAACACTACAACAGCTGTTACTGGTTGGAAATTATATCCTATTTCAGGAACAATTACATCTGGTCGAATGACTTTGTATGGATTTAAAAAATAAGGAGTAAAATATGGCACATCATAAAAAAATAACACCAAATGGTATTATTGAGGAAGAAGTAACACAAGCTGAAATCGATGCTCTAAAAGCTGATAAAGAACAAGCTGATGCAAGTTCACTTGAAGCTGACCAAAAAGAACAAGAGCAAAAAGATTTAAAAGCTAGTGCTAAAGCTAAGTTAATAGCAGGAGAGCCATTAACTGAAGCTGAAGCAGATACTTTGGTAATATAATATGACAAGAGCAAGAGACTTAGCTGACATGATCAGCAGTGGTAAGATAGAATTAGCAGAAATTGCTACTTCTACACAGGAATCATTAGGTAATACAGATCTATATGGTTTTAAAAAAACTAATGGTACTGGTAGTCAAAAAGAGGATCTTATTCTTACAAAAACAAATGGCTCTGATAATATATCAGTAGCTACAAACGATAGTTCTCAAACAGATTTATTTGATGAGAGCTTTTTTAGTAAAAAAGGACTTACATTCTCAGTGAACTCAGATGGTGAACTGTTTGTGACAGTCTAACAACAAAGGAGAAAATATAAATGGCAACAATAAATTTAGGTAGAATTAAGCCAGTATTCAGAGGTGCCTATAATGGTGCTACTGCTTATGTAGTTGATGATATCGTCACTCATGGGGATGAAACATTCATTTGTATACTAGCTTCAACAGGCAATGCTACTTCCAATGCTACCTATTGGACAAAATTAGCAGCTAAAGGAACAGATGGTACAGATGTAGGTGCTACATTAACAACACAAGGTGATGTACTTTACAGAGATGGAAGTGGATTACAAAGACTAGCTATTGGAACTGCAGGTCAAGTATTACAAGTTAATAGTGGTGCAACAGCTCCAGAATATGGAACAGTATCATCAGATTTTGTAAAAATTGCTTCACATACATTTTCATCACCTGCGTCTTATGTTGACTTTCAAGGTTGTTTTACAAGTACTTATAAACACTATGAATTAAGATATACAGATTTAATAAGTACTGATTCAGGTGTTTGGCCAGAAGTTGGATATTTAAAAGCTAGTGATAATTCACACGATACTTCCATTACTTATTATTCAAAAGCACAACAAATAACAAATCAGTTATCTGCTATTAGTGGTCCATCAAATTGGTCGCAAAGTGATGCACAAGGTTTTAGACCCATTAATACTTGGAATATGAATGGGGGAACAAATACTGGTCACTTAGGAAGAATGACTTTTACTAATCCTAATAACAGTAAATATAAATATTGTACTTTTGAAGCAATATTTATTCAAAATGCTGAAGCAAATAATGGAACAGCAGGAACAAACAATGGTTTAGGTGGAGTTATTTCTACAACTGCATATAGTGGTTTAAGATTTGCTACTAACTCAAATAACTTTCATGGTGGCCATGTAGCAATTTATGGAATAAAAGGATAATAACATGGAAAAAGGAATAATAATTAATACACAAACTAATGAAGTTTCAGAAGTAGAAAGAAGTGAAGCTGAAATAGCAGAAAGAAAAGCTAGAGCAGAAACTAAACTTTCTGAATTTGAAGCTGAACAAACTGCTAAACAAAACTTAAAAAATAGTGCTAGAGCTAAACTTATGGCAGGTGAAGCATTAACTGAAGAAGAAGCTAATACTATAGTTATCTAATGGCTAATACATACAAAAATGTAAAAGCAGATTTAACGTCAACAGGTCTAGTAGTGTTACTTAACGTACCTACTGGATCTACTTGTATTATAAAATCTATATTAGTATCTGAAGATACAGGTTCTACACCAACTATAGATATTACATTAGTTGAGTCTGCTAACATTTTTAGTTTATTTAAAAGTGAAAGTTTATCTGCTAATCAAACTAAAGAATTACTTACACAACCATTAATAATACAAGAAGGACAAGAACTTAAAGCACAAGCGTCAGCTGGTAATCAGTTACACATTGTTGTGTCTTATTTAGAAATAACGTGATTGAATTGGTTAGAATACCAACAGAAAATGTTAATGATGCTTGGGATATGGTATCACAAAATATTGCAGATGCCCTAGCTAGATCTAATGGATATGCTAGAGCAGAACATATAAAAAAATGGATCTTAGATAATAAGATGCAATTATGGATTCTTTGGGATTCACAAGATAAAAAGTATTATGGAGTAGTAGTTACAGAAATAATACAAAGACCATTACAGCGATGTTTAAATATTAAAATCATGACTGGTAATCATCGTGAAAAATGGCAACATCTAATAAAACAAGTAGAAGATTTTGCATGGCAAAACAACTGCGATTTATTAGAGTTAGTAGCGAGACCTGGATGGAAACGTGTACTTAAACCCTTTGGTTTTAAAGAAAGTCATGTATTATTAGAAAAACACAATAAGGAGAAAAAATAATATGTCATTTGGAGGAGGAGGTGGAGGAACTTCTACTACAACAAGTAGAGTAGAACCTTATGCACCAGCACAACCAGCTTTAAATCAGATTATATCTGAAGCTGGAACTATATATGGTCAAGGACCAGCAGGTACTGGTTATGTACCACCATCACAACAAACACTAGATGGTTTAGCTGCACAAGAACAAATAGCAGGAGCTGCTAACCAACAAATTATGGATACTATACAAGGCAAGTTTACTAATCCTTTTTTATCTCCTTTGATTGCACAAGCTGGACAAGATATCTATACAAATGTTGCAGGTCAGTTTAGTGGTGCAGGTAGAACACCTACAAGTATGGGAGCACAATCTGCTGTTATTTCACAAGTTGCAGATAGAGCATTACCATTAGCATTTAGTCAATTAGAAAGAGAAAGAAATAGACAATTACAAACAGCTCAACAAGTACCGAGTTTAACTGCTGTTGGAGGAGCTTTAGAAGATATACAAGCTGAAAGACAATTAGCTCCAATGGCTGCATTACAACAATATCAACAAACTGTATCACCAATAGCTTTTGGTTTACCATCAACTATGGGTTCAGTTCAACAACCAAGTGCCAATCCTGTTACTATGGCTGCTGGTGGAGCTTTAACTGGAGGATCACTAGCTTCTATGATGGGAATGAGCACTCCATATGGAGCTGCAATAGGTGCAGGTTTTGGATTATTAGGAGGGTTATTATAATGAAACTAAAAGATCATATACCACACATAGTTAAAGAACATAAAACAACTTGTGCAGTTATAGCTGTTATCATTATTGTTTTAGCAATATTATAGGAATAAAATGTTATTAGAAAAAGACTTTGCAATGCAAGGAGGTGTAAAAAATTATTTAGGTAAAACTAAAGAAGTTACAGCTCCTAAGTATTGGAAGTCATCACCTTCAAGTCCATCTACAGAATTAGCATATATTACAAATGCTGAAAAAAGTTTATTGTTAGATGCTAATATACATGGATCACTAAAAGGTAAGCCTAATGTAGGTGCATCAGGATTACTTAGTTTTGATGGTTTTGGATCAAGAGATTCAAGTCAAAACAGAGCTGGTGGAGATGTATCAAGAGATATGGATAGAGGGAGAGATGATAGTGGATCACAATCGAGTGGAGGTGGATCTACTTCTGCATTTCAAGGACAACAAAGTAATCAATATAATACTGCTATGTCTCAATCTCAACAAGATAAAGCTGTAGCAAAAAATATTGTAGATCTTGTAAACTCAGGTGTAAATGTAAATGATGCTATAAGTGGTAAAACTTCTATGGAAAGAATTTTGCAATCAAACAGTCCTTTTCTTACAGCTAACGCATTAAAAGAAATATTATCACCTTTTGCAAATGCAGCTAATAAAAATAGAAGATCAAGTTGGATTGAAGGTACTGATAAATTTGGTATGCCAAGATCAAGAGATTTTTATATTGCTAATGGTAGAGCATTTGATCCAAATGCAACATTAATAGAAAACACACCAGAACATGATTTTTTAAAAGATACTGGATATTTTGATTCATTAAAAGGATCAGATAATTCATCAGATGATGGTGATAATAGATTTTATGATGTACCAGAAGATGTTAAATTAGCTGAAAGTTCAGCAGCAAATAGAATAGATAGTGTTGCAGCTAAATTTTTTGGTAATAGTGCTAATAAATTTAAGTTTGATTTTCAAACTGAATATACAAAATCTTTAGCAAAACAAAAACAAATATTAAATTCTTCTTCAGCTATTGGACAACTAGCTGTAAATCAAAGTCCATTTTACAACTGGTTAAAACAAAGAAGTTTAAATAAAGGAATATTATAATGGGATTATTAACAGATACATATGGTGATATATTAAAAAAATTACAGGGTATAGATAATAGAATGGAAGATGATTTTTCTAATATGGACTCTGATTTTAATACATCATTAGGTGATGGAATTAAAGCAAGTTTAAGAGAAAGAAAAGGTGGTTCGCCATTAACTCAACCTGGTGGTAATATATTTCCTACATCTATTGTTCCACAAAATATATTAAAACAAAATAAAACTGATAAAATACCTAAACAAGATTCTACACCTACAGATCCTATAGTTATGGGTGGAAGTGGTACACAATATTCAAATGATAATAATTTTTTAAGTAAATTAGCAAATCTTGCTGGTACTGATTTAGATAAAGCAGCTGCTACTTGGAAAGACAAAGGTGGATTTGAAGGACTAATGTCTAATCCTGCATTTACAATAGGACTAGCATTTTTACAAGCTGGTGCTGAAGGTAAATCATTAGGAGCTGGTGCATTAGATAATGTAATTAAAGCAGGAGCTGTATCACAACAATATAAAAAAATTATAGAATCTAGAAAACAAGAACCAATACAAGCTACTGCTGCTGATATATCAGAAGTTAAAAATTTACTTGGTAAAGTTGGTATATCTGAAGGTAATTGGTTTGAAAACTTTGGTGCTAAAGTTGCAAACTTTTTTGATAAAAATAAAGGAAGTAGAAATCCAGGACTTGATTATGATAGAGCTGTAGAAGAAATAGCAGTACAATATCAAGCTAAATTAGCAAAAAAACAATCTGAATTAAAAGCAGCTGGAAAACCTATAATTATAAGAGTAGATGATAAAATTAAAATTATGGAAGAACTTGTTAAATCTGGTGTTATACAAAGAAATAGTGCTTGGTTTAGAGGTTTATTTACAGATGATACACTTAAAAAATTAGAACATGGTGGCACAGCTCATGCAGGTAAAGCTCATCTTGTAGGTGAAGCTGGACCAGAAGTATTTATACCAAAAGAAACAGGTGAAGTTGTATCAAATGACGACACACAAGTATTTAGTATGCTATTAGCATCAAACCCACAATTACAAAAAGTATCTAAGGAACGAGCTATGAAAATATTAAAAGCTAAGTTTCCTGAGTATTTCGACTAGGAGTATAATGATCAAAAAATTTAAAATAACAGGTATAAGTAAAAAGTTTAAAGGTGTACAAAAACTTAAACCACAAAAAACACCAAGCAGATTTACATCTGTTATGTCAAATGAAACTGTTAAAGCTAATCAAAGAAAACTATTAGGTGATTTGCCTGAGTTTATGGGTTTATCACAAAGAGCTACTGGTGATCTAGCTGCTGAAAGTGTTGCACTTAAAACTATGAATAAAAAGTTTTTTAAAACTTTAAATAAAGAACTTAGTAGATCAAGATTAAGAACAGCAACTGGTATTAAAGGTAGAAAATTAAAAGTTAAAACTCCAACAGCTCCATCTTTAAAACAAAAACAAGCTGGTATATTTAAAGGTTCAGGTTTACCTACATCTAAACCTATATTAAAATTAGCAAAATCTAAAGGTGCATTAAAATCATACAAAACAGCTACTACTAAATCAGAAAATGTATTTAGAAAAACTATGGAAAAATTCACAAGTAGAACTAAAGCAAGTCCATTTGCTAAAAAAGATGTTGCAGTAAAACAAAAAAGTATTTCACAAAGTGTATTAAAACAAATGGGTCTTGATGATAGAGAATATTTTGATCCTAAATCAGGTAAAACATTTATTAACACAGCTAGAGGCGATTTCTTAAAAAGGAAAAAGAAAGTTTAGATGCCACATAATGACTTTCATCTTGAAGAATTTAAGTTGAAGGATCCAATCAAAGGTTTGTCTGATGGTTTAAAAGAACCAGTACAAGATAAAACTCCTGGATTCTTTCAGTCATTACGTAATCCTATAGATCTTATTAGAGAAGAATCACTACCAGCATCATTGTATCAATGGCTTACTGGTAATACTAAAAAGAAACAAGCACAAGAAGCATTACAATATATACAAAACAATCCTGATCAAGCAGGATCTAAAGTCTATAAAGAAGCAGAACGTAAATTAAATAGATTTGGTTATCTTTTAGAAGAAGGACCAATGAATATAGATATCAAAGAAGTTGGGAATATGGTAAAACAAAATCCTAAACTATTTGGTGCTGAACTTGTAAATATGATTGTTGCTGATCCTTGGCTATTATTTATGCCTTTAGGATGGGGTAGACTTGGTAGAGGTGTAGTAAATTCTATTAAGTTAAAACGTGGTAAAAATTTACAATACAAAAGATTAAAAGCTAAAATAGCATCTGATCTAAAAGTAGGTGCAACAGCTACACTAGCTACACCATTAGTATTTTCTACTACATTTCAGTTAGGTGAAAATGCAAACCTAGATCCAAAAAGAACATCTATAGAAACTACTATAGGAGCTACAGCAGGAGCTTTGTTTTCAGTAGGTTTTGCAGGAACTGGTGAGCTTGTTCGTAGATTAACTAGAGTACCCAGAGCCAGAATAGAAGCAGCTCATAGAAAAGTATTTGACAAGTATAATCAGAATGCAGAGAAGTTAGTAGATTTCAATGAACAAGGTATCTATAGAAATGTAGATGAACTAATAGAAATAATTAGAAAAGAAGCTGGTACTATATCTGATCCTAAAAAGTTTGACTTAATTAAGGCAGATGTAACAGCAGCTCTTAGACAAATTAATGAAAATGGCAAAGATATGGCACTTGCTACTGCATTAAAAAGAGCAGGAGCAGTTGGAGCTATCTTTGGTACAGCACAATTTCTTACATCACCAGATGAAAAACTTGTAGCAACAGCTAAAGGTTTTGGTATAGGTGCAGCAATATATGGTGCTAGTAGATTATTAGGATCTCAACTTAGAAAACTTCCAAAAGATTTTGAAGAAGCAGCACTATCAGGTGAAGCTACATTAGATGCTGCTAGACTAAGCACAGTTAGATTAAATTCAGCAGCACAAGAATTATCTAATGTAATTAAATCTAAAATACCTGATGCTATAGATTCAAGAAGATTATTATTTTATTATCTTACAAAAGCTAGAGTAGATAGAAAAACATTTAGATATAATGGTAAACTAAAACCTATTACTTTAGATGAGCTTAGAGCTGTAGATAAAAATCTACCTGAAGCAGCTAAAACTATAGAAAAAATTTTTAATGAATATTATAATATATTTGGTGCAGGTGGTGAAAAATTAGTATTTAATAAAAGAACTAATTATCTACCTTTGCTTTGGAATGAATATAATCCAAAAGCACAACCATTTAGATTTGTAAAAGACTTTGATACAGGGATTGTAACTGGTCCATCAGGTAAGTTTCAATTTGCTAAACGTGGTGTATTTGGTGATATAAATCATGGATTACAAAAAGGATTTACAATACGTTTAGGTAAAGATGATCCAGCTGAGCTGGTAAGAATGTATACTTTTGCAGCAGGTAAAGCACTCTCTACGAGAGCTGTAATAAAAAATTTAGAACTTACAGAAATATCTAAAAAACCATTAATAATTAGAAACAACGTCAAAAAAACTTTTGATGATACTAATTATACAGAATTTAAACATCCATACTTTGCAGATAGAACTGATTCTGTATTAGTACATAAAGGTATGATTAATTCATTAAGAATGGTGTTTGATGCTACTGATGAAGGTGCATTAATGGGTGCACTCTTTACAACCAACTTAATGATGAAAAGACTAGCAGTAGGTTTTTCATTCTTTCATGCTGGTGCATTAGTAGAATCATTATGGTTTGCAGGAGCTAAACCAAACTTTATTAAAAAAACATTAGATCCCAGATCTAAACCAGAAATACTTAAATCTGTTCAAGATCCAAAAGCGTATATAAAAGACTTTGGTCATGCTATAGATCAACTGCGTACAGCAGGTTATGATGATGTAGTAAGATTTGGTCAAGGTGTAGGATTACAAATATCAGTACCTGAAGATACAGGATTTGATAGATTCTATTATAATCTTAGAGGATTAGATCCATTCTTAAAAAGACACTTTGGTGTATCTACAAATAATAGAGTAGAAAAAGTATTTAGATGGTTTGATACTATTACATGGGATAGAATTTTTACAGCAGCTAAGCTTCACACATTTCTTACAGTATTAGATGCACCTACATTGATGGGTAGACCTAATTTATTAAGAGTTATGCCTGGTGATACTCAGGCACAAATATATGGTAAAGCAACTAAAGCTGCTACATTTGCTAATGATGCATTTGGTGGACAAAATTGGGAACAATTAGCGAACAGAATACAATCTGATACACTTAAAAGATTAGCACAAACTACGTTACAACCAGCATCTAGAGGTTATATGCAATTACTTTTATTTGCTCCTGATTGGACAATATCTAATATTAGGATTATTGCTAAGTCATTACCTAACTTTGAGTCTGATCCTGCATTACGTAGAATGTATCAATACTATTTTGCTAGAGCTGCACTTACGTATGCTGTAGCAGGATCTGCACTAAACTATATATTTAGTGGACACTCAATATTAGAGAATACAGATCCAACAAGAATTGACTTAGGAAATGGCGAAGTACTCACATTTTCTAAACAATTAATGGAGCCTTTCCATTGGATAACAGATCCACAATCAACTGGTCTTAAAAAGATTGGTTCTCTACCTAGAACAACAATAGAAGTATTAACTAATAAACAATACTTGACTACTAAGTGGAGTCCAAATATTACTAAAAAAGATGATGAGGCGATTGAAAAAGGACTAAAAATAGGTGGTCATGTAGGTATGAGATTCTTACCTATTTGGTTACAGTCTGCATCACGAAACGTAGCAGAAGGATTACAAGAACAAGGATTATCCTTAGATCTTGCATCTGATACTGCTGTTGATTTTGTGTTAGGACAACTTGGACATCCTAGATATCAAGGACCAAGATATACACAATATAAAACGAAAGGACTTATAAGAGATCCTTATAAGACATTATTTTAATGAGTAGAGCAACAGAAAATAGAGAAGAAATTCTTAAAATACATGGAGCTATAGATCTTATCAATCAAAGAATTGATACTATAGAAAACAATCACCTAGCACATATGCAAAAAGATATAGATAGAATACAATATATCTTAACAGCTGTTGGTTTAGGTGTTGCAGCACAAGTATTATTTCTAGTAACAAGTATTTTTGCATGACAAAAATAGCATTATTTATGATTATGTGTTCCTATATTACAGGAGATTGCATAAATCCTATTGAATTAGATACGTATTATGATGATATGTATACTTGTCTTAATGCAGGACATCAAGAATCAATAAATAAAGCTAAAGAAATAGGTAGAGAAGATATAAATGAACATGGTATATACATGAAATTTATATGTGCTGAAAAAGAAATATTATTACCAAAAGGTAAACCTATATAAGTTGTACCTTACACTCTAGACTATATAAACTTTAAGTTGTAAAACATTGTATGTTAAGAAAATCAATACTTGTGATAAGTGATCAACATGCTCCTTATCATCATATAGATACAATAGACTTTTTAACTGCTATCAAAAAAAAATATAAACCTGATACAGTTGTTAATATAGGTGATGAGATGGATTGGCATAGTATTTCATTTCATGATTCTCATCCAGGATTATATTCACCAAGTCATGAGCTGCAGGTTGCTAGAAAATTTTTTAAAGATTTAGAAAAATTATTTCCAAAACAATATGTTATGGACTCTAATCATGGTAGTTTAGTATTTAGAAAAGCTACTAGATATGGTTTACCACACGAAGTTTTTAAATCATATAATCATATGTTAGGTGTAGGTAAAGGTTGGACATGGCATGAGGATCTAATTCTAAAAGCATCTAATGGACAGAAAATATATTTCTGTCATGGTAAATACAAAGATGTTTTAAAAGTTGCTCAACAATATGGTATGTGTACAGTGCAGGGGCACTATCATACCTGCTACAAAATAGATTATTGGAGTAATCCCAATGAACTACTTTGGGGTATGCAAGTTGGGTGTTTAATTAACATGAAAAGTTTAGCTTTTGAATATAATAAACTTCAGAAGTCTAGACCAGTAATAGGAACAGGAGTTATCATTGATGGATTGCCTAAATTAATCCCAATGGTTTTAAAAGACAATGGCAGATGGAATAGAAAAATTACCTAGAGGTATTAGAAATAAAAATCCAGGTAATATTAAATTAGGTACAGATTGGGATGGTTTGTCTGCTGAACAGACAGATCCAACTTTTTGTATATTTGATGAAGCTGTAATGGGCATAAGAGCTCTACAGAGAATACTTCTTACATATAGATTTACTCATAAAAAAGCTACTATTGATGAAATAATTTATAGATGGGCACCCCCATCAGAAAATTCTACTGATAAGTATGTTGAATTTGTGTGTAAAAAACTTGAAAAAGAAAAAGATGTAAAACTTAATAATAGTATGGAAGATTACCTACCACTTGTAAAAGCAATTATACAAATGGAAAATGGTATGCAACCTTATGATGATGAGTTAATCGTAGAAGGGATGTATAAAGCATGGGAAGGATTACCGACTATATCCTCAGCATCATAGAGGGTATTGCTATTAAAATTAAAGTTTGGGCATGGCATAAACGTGTTAATAGACGATTTATGAAATTAAACAAACATAAACTAAAAAAATAATATGTGGTTGAATTTATTATCTTTAGGGGTTAAAACAGCCTCTCATATTTATCAGAACAAACAAAAAACAAAACAATTAATGTCAGATGCTCAGCGAGTACATGCTGAACGTATGGCTAAAGGCGAAATTGAATATAAAGCGAAAATTATTGAGAGTAATGATCAAGGTTACAAAGACGAGTTTGTCCTTATTCTCATTTCTGTTCCTATTATTTTATTGGGCTGGTCTGTTTTTTCTGACGATCCAACGATACGTGATCGAATAGATCTGTTTTTTGAATACTTTAAGAACTTACCATATTGGTATCAAGCTATATTTATTGGAGTAGTTAGTGCTATCTATGGTCTTAAAGGTGCTGATATTATGAGAAAGAAATGATTGACCACTCTAAATGTAAAACTTGTAAAAAAAAACTTTTACACAGATATGTAGTATTCGACAATTACAAGTATTGTCTTAAATGTTTCTATACATCTGGTAAATCACTACCAATATTTCATGGTGAAACTAAACGAAAACACAAACGTATCTCTACCAATTAGAAATCTGATTGCACTTGTTGCAGCAGTTGCTATAGGTGTGTGGGCATACTTTGGTATAGTTGAAAGACTTAATAAATTAGAAACTTCAGATACTCTCTTTCAAGCTGATCTTTTAAAAAAAGCTGAGCAAGAACCAAAAAACTTAGAAATGTTTATGTTAATAGAACATCTTGCAGGACAAATAGAATCTATTGAAAAAGAAATTGAAGCATCAAGATATAATAAAGTAAACATAGATCACCTTAAAGAACAGGTAGATATGTTACAAAAAAAACTAAATGGTAATCACTAATGATAGAACAAGTAATAGCACTCTTAATGATTGTAGATCATGAAATAAAAGAACATAGAATACAACCATCTATGTCAGAATGTTTACGTGGTAAAAGAGTAGCTAATAGAGATGTTGGTTCTAATGTTGAATATAGATGTATTGTTTCTATGGCAGAAACTGAAATATATATGGGTGAAAAATCAATTAAAAAACTTATATTAAATGATAAAAGCAAATAAAAAAAGAAATCCTATTGCTAAACAGCTAAAACATTTTAAAAATAAAATTGTCAAAAATAAAAGACTCTATGATAGAAAAAAAGAGCAACAAATGTTGCACCATAGTCAAGCACTATAATCTCTTTCTATAATCATTTCTAGATAGTGAATAGCTTTTTCTATATCTTTTTTTTTACCTTTGCTTTTATGACGACAAATGTATTTAATAGCATTGCCTTCGGCAAATGGTAAATTATTTTCATTAATAAAGTATGCTGGTTGAACCTTCATCTTTGAATAATGATTCCCATCTACTTGTTTATTAAGTGTATCATAAGTCATATCTTTAAACATATCTATATCAGTCATTAGAACTTCAATCTATATCGACCAGGACGATTTTCTCGTTCTGGTTTTTGTTTTTTATAATAATTTTTACGTAATTGTTTTATATCACTCTTTATAGCTTTAACCATTTTTAAATATGTATAATCAGGATCTAAATCTGCTAATACACATATAGCTCTAAAATCTTGTGAATTACTGGTAAGCCAAGATATTGCTTGATCTCTATGATATTCATAATAACGATCATAACCTTTATATGCTGCATCATGCACTGCTTGGGTTATTACATTAAGAAACATTCTTTGTTCAGGACTTCTCATCTATGACTTCATAGGTCATTCGTTGATCAGCAGGATCTGTTTCTTGCCAATTTAAAGTTTGTGGATCTATAGCTTGTACTATTTTTAAGGCTTCTTTATCAGAGTTTGCTGAAATAATAATCTCAGCATACGCAGGTAAAATAACCCATCTTCTAAATTTATAGATCATTATTTTTAATTACATAATATACAATGATAGCACCTATCATTAAACAAATCATATTATAAGTAAACATACCTATACCTAATCCTACTGTCATATATTATTCTTTCTTCTCTTGTAAATCATCATCTAATTCTAATTCTGTTAAATAATCATCTATTGGTCCTGATATACTATCAGGTAATGTAGTTAAATTATAAGTTACATCTTCTTCGTCACCTTCATAATTAACAACTATTGCCCAGCTTTTTATTTTTCTCATATATTATTTTTCCTTCTACTAGCTTCTAATGTTCTAAATAAATCTATAATAAGAGCTTCTTTATCTCTCTTATTATCTAATGTATTAGATTTAACTTCTGCATCAAACAATTCATCTACTGCTGATTTATATATATCACTAGCATAATATGTTTGTTCTTTTGCAGATATACTTTTATCCTCTTTATTACCTGTTATGTGTAATGCTTTTTTACGTTTAAGTAATCTATCTAAATATTTAACATTAGCATTAGCACTTGCAGATTCTTCATCTGTATCAGCAAGATATTTTAAGGATTCTTCCAATCTCTTTTCTGTAATCACTTTTATCCTTTCTTAAATATAATTTATATAATTTTAAAACCAAATCATCCCTATTATAAGTGTTTATACCCATCATTTCTAGTTCTAATTTGAACAAATGCATCCGAAAAAATCTCCTGTTCCATCATTCATCACGTGTCGATTTATTTCATCATAATATGTTGTCAAGTGTAGTCTTAATATATCACATAAATCAAAGCAATCGACCTCAGTAAAGAGTTCAATTTCTTTCAACATTTCTTTTGTGATTGATACTAGACTATACACTCCATCATTTAGAAGTATCAAGTCCATAAAATCTTTCTGTTACTGGGCAGGGAGCACCCACCCAGCAACGATCATTAACTCTAGAGGGAGATAAATGATTCTGTTAAAATGGAGCCTCGTCTCCATCGTATTGAGCATTCAATATCTTACGTACATAACCATCAATCTCATCAAAATTTACGTTACCAGATTGTATAGCAGCAGATAATAAATTACTCATAGTTAATCTGTATTTTTCTTTCCATTGTGCAGCAGTATCTTTACCTGTAGCACTTGATGTTGCACCACTTGGTACAGCAACTTCACCACTTAACAATTCAATCATACTTGCAGTTTGATACTGCTTACCTGATTTACTTGTTCTTACTGGTTGAGCTGCAATCTTCAATCTAGCACCTTTTTGCCATCTTTGAGTACCAATAGCTTCACCATAAATAGTCATATCTGTACCATCATCTTTAGTAACGTATACAGTTACACCACCATCATCTTTCTCGAATGCTTTACGAAACGAACATTCGAATGTTTCATTTTCCATATGAACCTTCCTGTTTATTTTATTTAGTATTTTTCCAAACTTTTGCATTGCAAATCTATAACTTATTTCAATACTTTCGTCCAGATTTCTTTAGCAAATTCTTCAGATCCAGGACTACCCTTCCATCTGAAGTTGTCGCATATCAAAGGAAATATGCGAACAACGTCATCTTTAGTTTTACATATTTCTAGTATATGTTCGATATGCTTCATAGCATTAATAATATCACCCAAATCTGTACGATCTACCATATCTGCAACATAGACATCTTTTGGAGAACAATATAATAACATTGTAGGCTTACCAAACATATCTCTGTATAGACATTGTTGACGTATATCAGCAGGTTTTGGATACCATTTAGGATCTACATGACCTGCTTTTAATCGTCTAATATATGCTGTAGCTTTTGTATCTACGATACATTCATCAAACTCAAAGTCAGTTTTAGCTATTACATCATACTTTAGACCATATTTTTCACCAGATATTTGTTTTTCATTTTGAAATGATTTGACTTCACCAAATTCTTTTAAGTTTTCAACAAACTTATTAGCAATGATACCAGACCAATCACATTCACTTTCTGTTAGATCTCTTTTGTGTTCACTCGTATATTGTTCAAAAGCTCTCTTTGTGATAGTATCTTGATCATTGATTTGGTTTGATAATGCATGATGTGCAGCATCCTCAGCTGCCAATCCCATTACCATTCTTGCATTTGGTTCTGACTCAAAATCAAATAATTCATTGATAATCCAAAATGGTGGACTATCAATAAACGTATTAGTCTTGGAGGCAGAATGTCTATATTTAATTTTCATAATTATCTCCTCATGGTTATTAATATTCAAAAATATATAAGCAATACCTATAACATACCAATAGATATGTTAAAAGGTAAATCAGCAATAACTGACAAACAACATTATAATTTATACAACTTATCTATTATATTGTCTTGGCTATTGCACCCTACGAAAGCGTATGGGTGTAAAAGCCTTATAGCTCGTCATCATTGTTGTAATAAAAATCGTGTATTTAGATTATACAAATTGTATAATACTAATGACAAATTTAGATCTTTTGTTGATAAAGCAAAAGATAACTATACAAATACATATGCGTAAAATAGAAAAACCTGAACTTATTTCTACTATTAGAGACAAGAAAAAAGTTTGGTTAAACATTAGAGAATCTCGTCTAATGTATATGTTTCATCGTAAACTTATATCTATGGAAGAATATGAAGCAGGTTCTAGATATAGATTAATGTGTGAACTTATGGGTGGCAGTACAGGAAATTACTTAAAAGATAGAGTAGATGGTTCCAGTACTGATTTTATATCATCATCTCTTGGAGCTGCTATGGCAGTCAAAGATTGTGATGAACAAATAGGTAAATCTTTTGCAGAATGTATGAAGTTATTTTGCTGGTTTAATCATGGAATAATTGAAATAGCACACATTCTTGGATTGACAGAACGTAAAGCATCAAATAGAACACATGAAGGTTTAGCTAGATTGGCAATATATTATGGGTACAAAAAAGTGCATAACACTATCAAAGGACAAGGAACTCAAAATAAAAGACAAAAACTACCTGAAATGGGTAGCAAGTAATCCCTGTATAATATGTCAACAAAATGGCTGTAATGCACATCATATACAATATGCACAACATAGAGGTATAGGACAAAAGGTAGGTGATCAATTTACAATACCTTTGTGTGTCAAACATCATCATCAATTACACAACTGTGGGATGTCTGAAAGACAATTTTGGTCCAAATTAGATATTGATCCTATATCAATATGTGGTATTTTTTATGATCATTACTACAAAATGTGGAAAAATAAGAACTTTTTTTATGATGATTCATTACTTTGGATTAAAGTTTATAATAAACTTGTACCTAAGATTAAAAAAAACATTGATTTTCTACTGCAACCCAAATAGTTATTTAAGTTATCCTCGCCAGAGGTACGTGTAAATATGACTAAAATATTAAAATTTCCAAAGCGAAGCAAAGCTTACTCTGATAAATTTCTCAGCAATGTAAAAGCTGATGCTATAGGTGATTTTATTAAAGAACAAAATCCTCATCTTACACTAAAAGCTGCTGACGCAATGGCACTTGCCATTATCTATAGCACATACTTACAATTAGTTTTTGAAGAAGAAGGTGAAACAATCGTACCTTTTGACGAAGTAGAACACTATATATGGGCAGCTCATGACAAAAAGACGTTACACTAAAAAAAAGAAATCAGTTAGAGACAAGGACTCTAATGATATACCTTATACCAAAGTTAGAGTTGAATGGGTAGATTGTGTAAGTGATTCAGCTTGGGCATCTGATAAAGAATTTAAAAATATGAAACTGGCTACACCAGTTAATGAAGGTTGGATCTTCTCTAAAGATCGTAAATCAATAAAGTTATTTGCAAGTTACGATAAAGAAGATGATGGTACAATAACCTTTGGTGATCGTACTATGATACCTAAATCTTGGATAGTTAAGATTACAGAAATCTAATAGGCACGAGGTCATAACAACCTCTCCATGCCTATTAGCCACCCACCAAGTCTCCCTGATGGGTGTATCTACATGAAGCCCAGCAGCAATTATTTATGGGTATACCAGGGCTTAAATAGAATTCTATTCACTAGCAGAAATAATTTCTAATCTTTCTTTAGATTGTTTTAATTCTACTTTAACATGATCTTTTGCATCTTCTAATACTCTAACTAATTCAGGATAGTTACCATAGAAAATACCATAGATAGATAAATCATTAATCGCTGACGTCACTCTGTTTAGTCCTCGTATTCTTTTTTCTATCCGAAGAACTTCGCTGTCTGTTTTCATTTTCCATTTCCTTTATTATACGTTTTAGTTTATCTATTTCTAATTGCTTACTAGCAACAAGAGCTTTCCATTGTCCTTCATTTGCCATTTTATTCTCCTGTATTTTCTAAAAACATTTTGCATCTTTCTATTTCTTCACGATATTCTTTTGCCCATTCTTGCAATATCAAAGAATGTCTGTCAAACAAAAATCCACAAGATATAGCATTATCTATTACAGACAATGATTCCATAGCATCACTTAAAGCATCTTCTGCTTTACGAATCTCATGACCTTTTGATTTATTTTTTGTATGCAAATGATCAATATTATGTTTAGTTTGATCAGTCATTTAGTTCTCCTCTAGCTTTGTTAAGTTTATCATTAGCTGCTTTATCTACTGCATCTTTTAATGTATTGTATCTAAGTTCAGCTAATTGAGTTTCTTCTTTTGCCATATCTAGATCTTTACGTAGTTGAAGTATATCATCACATTTAAGTTTTAACTTTACTCTCAACTGAGCAACTAAATCATGACATTCTTTCAGAACCTCGCTTAAATTACGAGGCTCTGGATTCTTTATTTTTTCACGCTGCTTCATCCTTTACCTTTTCTATGATAGCAACATTACCTGCAATGAAATCACCTGGTACACAGGTTCTACCTGTTCTTTTTTGCCAACGATACCATGCATCTGTTGCTCTATCATTTTTTACAAAAGAACTTTTCATTTTACTTTCTTCATCACAATAAATATCAAAAGTTCTATTAGATATAGTCTTATCATATCCATGTAAAATTTCAATCATATCACAATCTAATAATGGATACATATCAGAAAAAGTAGGTTTTTTTGTAAACTCATATGTTTCTTCATCTCTTATAGGTAAACCATGCTCAATGGCAGATTTCCATATATGTAATTTATACATTTATCCTCCTATTTATATTTTTTACCAAATAGAACTCTACCATCTGAATGTATTTGTTCTATAAGACCTTTTTGAACCATTAAACCTAGTACATATCTAACAGCACTATCAGTTGTTTTACCAACTCTAGATTCTACTTTTGATGTCATTTCTTTTACATCAAATGCTTGATTGCTAATTCCATTAGTAATATCTACTAATGTTCTTTCAAGAGCTGCAGTTGCTTCTCTTGGTTTAGGTAACTGTACTACACGTGGTGTACTTTCACGTCTAATAAATTTAGCTAAATATGCTGACATACCAGCTTCATTTATTAATTTATATTTTAGCATAATGCCCAATGCTTTATGCACATCTTTAGGTACTTTAATCATCATCTTCCTCCGATTGTTGTATTTCAATGTTATAAGTTTTACCATCAATAATACATTGAAAATCAGCTGCACAAGTATCAACTGTTGCTTGACCATGTGCAATTATTGAGGCATTTAAGTTTTTAATGAGCATCTGTTCGATAGCTAACATTAATTCATTTGTTTCCATTAATTTACTCATCGTTTACCTTTCGTTGGTCGAGCTCCACATCTTAAATATATTGACCATTCATCTCTATTATCAAAGTCACATATATCAAATAAGCTCATTGCTTCGTCAAAATTATTAGCATTGATAAACAATTTAATATTCCATTTATCATTGTAATACATGTAAACATTACTTTCTGGACATATTTTTTTATTTTTTTTCATATAACTCCTATGATAAATATTTCTTAATTTGTTTACTGACAAGCTCTGCAAATCTAAACCACTCTTTAATTAAATTTCTTCGAGAAGTTTTCCTCTCTTTAATTATTTGTGCAACAGCTTTATCAGATGCTTTGTTTAATATTTTTTCTTGATCATCTAATTTCATTGTAACCATCCTATGTTGTCAAACCAACCTGAATGTGTAGCATGAATTAGACCAAGAATCATAAGAGTAGCAATTTGAGTCATAGCTAAAAACTTTACACTTTTTACTACATCTTTAATTCTATCATCATGATTCAATATTACTTTACTTTGTGATCTACTAAGATCAGACACTTTATCAATGTGTTTTGCAATCATAGTATTTACTTTGTCTTGCGTATTTTCTTCCATAACAACCTTTCTGTTAGGCATTGCCCAACCATTCGAGATTGGGCAATAGCCAATAGTTTATTTCTTATTAGTAATAGCAAAAGCAGGATTGAATACATCTTGTGGTATTTCAAAATTAATCTTTTGACTAGCACCTTCTTCAGCTATTCTCATTACTGCTACGTTAAGAGGTAGTCCTGAGTTAAGAATATGTTTAGCTCTTTTCTTAGATATTTCTAAGAGCTGTAATGCTTTACCTTTTGGTCCAGCATAATATGCTTTCTCAGTTTCTTCTCTACATAATTTCTTGATTAGAGCTTCATGATCTTTTGGATCACTGATAAGTTTTCTAGTTATATCAGTAAGCCACTTTCTTTGTTTATTCCAAGTAATTAACTTGTCATACATCTTATCAACTGACCTATCTAGATCATTTTTAAGTTGTTGCTCCATCATATTTTTGTTAGTAACAAAATCATGATAAGCTTTATGTTTGTTTCTTATATCCTGCATATCAGTATCAAGCTTTAATCTAGCCTGAAACTTCAAATGATTTTGTTCTGTGATTTCATCAATCTCATCAATCATTTCCGATTTCAGACTAGACTTTCTAGCTTCATATTCTGAATCAGTATTATAATCCCAATACGCATATTCTTCTTTACGTATAGGTCTCATTACTTTATCAGTCATTAAGCAACCTTTCCTGTTTGTTGATCTACTTTAGACATTGTTTCCAATATCTCAGCAGTTTCTCTTGCATCTTTTTCACGCATTTTATCTTTGACTGCATTTGTTGCAATCATGATAGTAGCTATACAAGAAGTTTGATTATATGGTGGTAAAGTTTTATATCTTGGATCTTTACTTACCATTTCAAAAGTTTGAAAGTATTGTTCCATAAACCACTTTGTCAAACCCATAGTTGATTTAGTAACTCTTTCAGCAACTGGTAGTTTCTTTGTTTCTTCCATCAGTATCCTCCTTTCTTTTAATTTCGAATGGCATTTCAAGTCTTTCAGGTGTATTCTTTTCAATACACTTGTACAGACCAACACACACTCTGATTGGTAATGTGAACGCTTTAATAAGCACATCACCTGCTTTTTCTATACGTTTCATGTTCTTCCTTTCGTTTACGTAAACGTAGATATTTACTACGTACTTGACGATATTCATCATCAAATTCTTTCGTTCCAGGAATTGGATCGACATCGGCAGTGAGCCAATTCCAACTTTTTCTTACGATGAGACCTGTAACGCTATAAGCAATAACTCTGACAATATTAATAATTCCCACATCATTTCCTTTCGTTAAAATAATTACTTTCGGCATTGATATCTATTCGATACCATTTATTCAGTATTCTTTTACTACTACTATCAATACCTGCTCTTTGACCTCTTGGTTTATTTTCAACCCATTCATCAAGAGTAGCACGTGGATCTGCTAACATAATAATGCTAGGATCCCATTTAAAATGTCTACATATTGCTATCAGTTGTTCTGCATACAATCTGTTCTCACATTTTTCTATCTTCTGATATTGTTGGAATGTTACTTGTAATACATCAGCTACATTTTCTTGTGAGTATCCATTCCATACTCTGTGCAACAATAATTGTTTAGCTAACTGTTTAGCACCTGGTAATTGGTTGAATCTTTTTCTTCTACCCATTACGCCTCCTTTCCATATAATTTATCATAAACAAGCAGCTCCCTCTTAGATGAGCTGGTTGGTTTAGTTATTACTCTGATTGATGGTATACCTTCTCGATATACTTTTACTAAAGTTATCCATCCTTTCTTTGGATATATTATCTGTAAATATACAGGCTTTATCCAATATTGTTTCCACCAGGATAAGTTCTCTTTACGAAGTGAACCAGTAAAATTTTGCCTATATATTAGCTTTACTGCTCTTGCTAGATTTATTGGTCTTTCTTTGAACTTTCCCTTTAGTATTACTCGGTACATTTTTTACCTCCTTGCAATCTGTAAAGATAGCCAAATGTTTCATATGAGCAGTATACTCTGTATCTGTCATACCTTTAATTTTTGATTTCATTATATCCTCTCTTGGTAAATACGATTAATGTACCATTTAGATGAATAGCTACCATCATCATATTTTTTACCTATCTTTTCTTCTAGTTTCTTTTCTACCCAATTATGATTACGATATCTTGAACCTGAAGTATCATACTCTTGCTGAGGCATATATACTATATGCTCTCTCTCAATTGAATCTTCACCAAGATTATAATGGGTTACTTTACATATAAATTTTCTTAACATAATATCCTT